CCGTTCTAGGCCTTCTGTTAGGCTTGTGGGAATTGGAATAGGCGGTATATTGGCGCGCCGGAAAGCATGGAAGGGAGTGGAATAGTGGACGACGAAGGCCGGCCATTAGGCTGTACCGAGACAATTATCGTTTTGATAGTTTTATGGGGGGCTATTGCCTTCATGGCCGATATGGTAATAAACGGTTGGAGATAGATTAAATGCCCTGGAATCCCGCGCAACATCGCCTCTTCGAAGCTGCGGCACACGATCCGGCTATCGCTAAAAGCAAAGGCATTCCCCAACAAACTGCCGCAAAACTCGCGCATGAAGGCATCAAAAAGCCTGATCCCAAGAAATTAGGCGCAGCTTTGAGGAAGAAATAATGTTGACTGTTTCCGTAAAGTTTATTATGAAACTACATGGAAACAGAAGTTAAATGCTGCGCAAAATGCGGTCTTCCTAGGCCGAGCCATCGCGCTTACTGCAATTCCTGCCACGCTGCCTATATGCGAGAATGGAGAAAATCTCACCCAATGACGGCCGAGCAGCGCGCAAAAGATACTGCAAGATCGTATGCCGGCGTTTATAAAAGACGCGGCAAGCTACAAAAACTTCCATGCCAGCAATGTGGTAACCAAAATTCTCAAATGCATCACTCCGATTATTCAAAGCCTCTTTTAGTCGAATGGCTTTGTCGCCAATGCCATATGGCAGAACACAGGAAATCTGCATAATGGCCGCTAGAAAAACACGCACTTTGACTGAAGGTTGGAAGCAGAAAATCCAAACCAGTATGCTTATCAACCGCTTGCAAGATCATGTGAATGGGAAAATCGAAATGGTTCCTTCCCAAGTGACTGCGGCTCTTGGACTTTTGAAGAAAACCGCCCCTGATTTATCAAGCGTAGCTCATGGACAAGATACTGATTTGCCTCCAATTCAACACGAAATAGGCTTGCGACCTACTTTGACGCGGGAAGAATGGCTGAAACTGCATCAGGCAGAGGATTAGCTTGAAACTTTATGTCCATCGCTCGCCGCACGAAAACAACAATGTTTCATGAAACCATGGTTTCCACAGCTTGGTCCGCAGCTCGCTGCGCTTGAGGCTGATTGGTGCCAAGAGCTGATGTATGGCGGGGAGCGCGGCGGCGGGAAGTCAGATTTCCAGCTCGGCTATCAAGAAGATGGTGCGCTCAGATACGCCGAACATTGGCGCGGTATCATGTTCCGCAAGACCTATCCGGAGCTTGAAGAATTACAAAGCCGGGCAATGGAGATTTTCAGCGCAACTGGCGCCATCTTCAAATCCACGCAATCGGCCGATTTTCCGTTTTCAAACACATGGTATTGGCCTAACAAAGCATCTGTTAAGATGCGCTATATCGAGAACGAGAGGGACTATGGGCGATATCACGGACATCAATATACTGGCATATCGTTTGACGAAGTTACCGAATACGCAACCCCGTCAGGCTTACTTAGGATGCTCTCAACACTCCGCAGTGCTGCAGGTGTTCCTTGCACTGTTCGGCTTACAGGGAATCCGGGAGGCGTTGGGCATAGTTGGGTCAAAAGCAGATACATCGACATAGCGCCAGCCCGCACGCCTTACAAAGATCCAGAGACTGGCTTTACGCGAATGTTCATCCCGTCGCGGCTGAGCGACAACACAATCTTGCTCAAAGCCGATCCTGATTATCGCTCCCGCATCCTCGCCGCTACATATGGCAACGAAGCCCTTCGCAAAGCATGGCTTGAGGGTGATTGGAATATCGTTGCCGGCGCCTTCTTCAACTGCTGGTCTCAGAAAATGATTGTCCAGCCTTTTGCTATTCCCGAGCATTGGCTGCGTTTTCGATCAGCGGATTGGGGATCAGCCAGGCCATTCTCAATCGGATGGTGGACCGTGGCTAGCGAAGACCTTCAGCTTCCCACTATGCAAATCATCCCCAAAGGCGCAATGGTCAAATATCGGGAATGGTATGGGTGCGAAGACCCAGTACGCCATCCAAACACAGGCATAAAATTACCGGCCGAAGAGGTTGGCCAAGGCATTCTACACCTTGAAGCTGGTGAAAAGGTCGCATATGGTGTACTGGACCCAGCGGCGTTCACAAGCGATGGTGGACCATCCATTGCCGAGCGTATTTACCGAGGTTCAGGCAACAGGGTCCAGTTCCGGCGCGCAGATAATTCGCGCGTCAGCTCGAAGGGGGCATTAGGCGGATGGGACCAAATGCGGGCCAGGATGATTGGGGAAGATGGCCATCCCATGCTCTATTTCTTCACGGTTTGCCGCGATTCGATCAGAACTATTCCTTTACTTCAGCATGATGAGGCCAGGGTTGAAGATATTGACAGCGACATGGAAGATCATGCGGGGGACGAGGGGCGCTATGCCTGCATGTCCAGGCCCTATATTCGGCCATCACCACAACTTGCCCCCAAGCCGCGCTTTCTCAGCGACCTCACAGCCAAAGAACTATTTTTCCCCGAAAAGACAAAGGCTCGCATCAACCGCATCTGAGGCCGCTTAATGGCCGACGATAGCGAAGGATCAACTCAAGCCAAGACAAATGAGGACGATGGGCCAGAAAAGATTGCTCGCTATGTCGAGGAAATTGAGCTTTACGACAAAGAGACGCAAAAGTGGGATCGCCAAGCCAAGCGCATTATCCGGCGCTATAAGGATGACCGTGGTGGGGATGGCACTGTCGAGAGCCAAGAACGCAGGTTCAATTATCTCTGGTCTCTAATCCAGAATCTCAAACCTGAGCTTTACGCGCGCAATCCCAAGCCTGACATCCAGCGCCGGTTCAAGGATGATGACCCCGTTGGAAGGATTGTAAGTGACGTTCTGGAGCGCTCTGCGAGCTTTTTCACGGCTACTGATCATTTCTTCGGCACCAATGAGCAATGTGTTGTCGATTACAGCTTGGTGGGGCGTGGTACTTTATGGGTGCGCTATGTACCTCATTTCAAAGATGCACCCATACCGGCCGAAGTTGAAGGCCAGGAAATCACCGATGATGTTGGACCAGGTGATGAAAATGAGGATCGGGCCGAAGCGCCACAAGTTATAGATTACGAGGAAGTTATCCCCGATTATGTCCACAGAAAGGATTTTGGGCATAATATCTGCCGGACATGGGATGAAGTATGGCTCGTTTGGCGTGCTGTCTATCTTACGCGCAAAGAGCTTGTGGAGCGGTTCGGCAAGGAAAAGGGTGATCTTCCGCCACTCGATTACAAGAAGCAGGATCTAACCGGGAAAGTCATTGATGATGGTGTGGCAAAATCGGTTATCTACGAGGCATGGGACAAGATTCGCCGCTGCGCCATTTGGTTTCATAAGACTATACCTGAGGCTCTTGACTATCGGCCCGATCCGCTTCGGCTTAACGATTTCTTCCCGTGTCCGCGCCCGCTTCTGACCAATCTGGCGAATGATAGCCTGATTCCTACCCCTGATTATGTGGAATATCAGGATCAAGCATCTGAGCTTGATTTGCTCACGGCCCGCATTTCCATGATGACACGCTGCCTAAAGGTAGTTGGCGTTTATGATGCTTCGGTCGAAGGTCTTAACCGGATGTTCAATGAAGGCACCGAAAACGAACTTATCCCAATCCAGAATTGGGCGAACTTCCAAGAAAAAGGCGGCGGCATCGAAGGCGCCATGTCCATGCTGGAAACCAAGCAGATCGCCGAGACCCTCCTAGCCTGTTACGAGGCGCGGGAGAAGGTCAAAGCCGATTTGGACGAAATCACTGGCATGGCTGATATCGTGCGCGGCGCCACTGATCCAGGCGAGACAGCATCGGCTCAAAAGCTTAAAGCCTCATATGCCAACCAGCGCATAGGTGACCGCCAACGCGAAGTGCAGCGCTTTGTCCGCGAGACCATCCGGATCATGGTCGATATCATTTGCAATCATTTCCAAATCGAGACAATCAAGCAGATTTCCGGCGTGAGGTTGCTCACCAACCAGGAAAAGCAGGTCTATAGCCAGCAGCAATCCATGATGGGCCATAATGGCGGCCCTCCGATGCCGGGACAGCCGGCACCCCAACCGCCTCCATTGCCTACTGGCATCACGCCAGATCAAATGCAGGAAATGCTCCAATCTCCAAGCTGGGAGGATATCGAGCAGCTTTTACGCGACAATGCTATGCGCTCATTCCGCGTGGATATTGAGACGGATTCGACCATCAAATCAGACGAGAGCCAGGAAAAGCAGGATCGGGTCGAGTTTCTCAAAGCCTTTTCTGACTTCATGGAAAAGACCATGCAAGCCGGCGCACAAGACCCGGATATCGTTCCTTTGGCGGGCGCCATGCTGCAATTTGGCGTACGCGCTTTTCCGGTGGGTAAGGAATTGGAAAGCGCCATTTCCACCTATATCCAGAAGAAGGAACGAGAAGCCGCTAATCCCCAGCCAAAGCCAAATCCAGAAATGATGAAAGTGCAAGGCGAGCTTCAGCTTCAGCAGGCGCAGCAGCAGGGCGAGCAACAGACCGCACAGGCCAAGGCCCAAGCCGATATTGCGGTTCAGCATGCCAAAGTACAAGCTGATTTACAGGTTGCCCAGGGCCAGCAAGCCGCACAGGCCCAGCAAGCCCAGCAAGAAAATCAGATGGAAATGGCGCGGGAACAAGCCGAGCTTGCCGCGCAAGAGCGTATTTCCGCTCATAAAGTTGGGGTTGAAAGCGATATGCAATGGCGGCTCGCACAGCTTGCCGCTGCAAAGGACATTGTAGTTGCACTAATATCGGCAAAAACCCAGGCCGCCACAGCAGCTCAGGAAGGCGCAGAGGCTGAAGTTGGCAAAGACCTTGAAACTCCTGATTTTGCCGCCATGCATAATGAAGCAATGGATAGGCTGAACAAAACTCTGGCCACTATTTCAGCGCCCAAGCGAGTAGTGCGCGATGGAAATGGCATGGTATCGGGGATCGAGACAGTGCCGCAGAACGGAAAGTCATAACCGGGAAGATATCCTAGAACAGCTCATCAATGCCTTTCAGAGAGCTATTCCTGGTCAACCAGAGATCAACTTGGAGCAGGCCGAAACCATCGTTCAAGCAATAAAAGTCAATAATGACAAGGATTTTGTAGATTTGGAAAAAGTATTGATGGAAATTTCGGAAATCAAGCGGCTTTGGCGAAAATATGTCGAGGATGATACCGCAGAGGTTTTGATGCTACTATGACAACTTATGTCTACCGGGACGGAAAGATCATCCCAAAATCAGAAGCGGCGGCTCGCGCCGGCGTGCAAATCATCCGTGATATTGATCCCTATAAAGCGGTAGCCGTCGATGTAGCGACAGGAAAACGGCCTATCATAGGCTCCAGACGCGACCACAAGAACTTTCTTAAGCGCAACGGCTACCACGAATATACCCCGATCACGCCCAAGGCAGAATATGCCGAAGTCGATAAACGCGAGCTGGCGCAGCATGTAGAGCGCGCCCGAGATGAAGTCATGAGGAGACGGTAATGAGCGAAGCACACAATATCATCAATGAACATGAGATTGACGATCCCGCAGATGATGTGAGGAAGGCTATTGAAGATCTCAAGATAGAAACGCCGAAAGAGGCGTTGATTGTCATTGATAAATCATCCGCCGTTCCGCGCGATGACAAAGGCAAGTTTGTCGAGAGGCCAAAGGAGGCTGAGCCGGAAAAGAAACCACGCGAAGTTTTGACATTGCCGGACAAGAAGCCGGTGGAAATGCCTGATCCTGCCGCTGCCCAGCATCAAACCCCTGCGCCCATCAAATTTGATGCGCCGACAAGTTGGCAGGCAACTATTCGTCCTAAATTCAATGAGCTTCCGCCAGATGTACAGGCCGAAATCATCCGGCGCGAACAGGATATCGTCAAAGGCCTTTCCAAACAGGATGATGAGCGCAGTTTTGGCCGCAAGGTTAACGAGATAGTTTCGCCTTATCTGCCGGTTATTCGTGCTGAAGGAGGTACTCCCGAAAAGGCCATCGGGGATTTGCTCCAAACTGCCCATACGCTTAGGCAGGGCACGCCCATGCAAAAGGCTGGCATGGTGGCCAATGTCATGCGGCAATTTCAGGTCGATCCAAACGTCTTGCTTTCCATTCTACAGGGTGGTAATGGTACTTCCGGATCGCCCCAACAGCCGGGCGCCGCATACAACCCGATCATCGAGACGCTTCAACAGCGACTCGACCGGATGGAGCGGCAGCAGCAAGAGGAAGTCCAACAGCGCCAGCTTCAGGAACAAGCATCTTTCCAAAGCCAGATCGCTGAGTTTTCGTCCAAGCCAGGTCATGAGCACTTTGAGAAGGTCCGCGAGACAATGGGCATTCTCATGCAAAACGGCAGGGCCAATACGATGGATGAGGCTTACGAAATGGCGGTCTATGCTGATCCTGAAATCCGTACCAGCCTGATTGCTTCGAAAGTATCGGAAGCAGAAGGAAAGCGGATAGCGGACCAAACCGCAAAGACTAGCGCCGCAAGGAATGCTGCCGGTTCGATTACTGGCGCACCCGGGGGCACTAAAAAGCTTAACGGCAGCGCCAATCCCACCAGCAGCATCGAGGACGATATCCGGGCTTCGATTCGGGATTTATCTGGCCGAGTCTAAAGCCCTCAACCTTATGAGGATTTTTGGACATGGGCTTGGCCAATCCGCAGACAGCGGGCGAAATCGTCACCACTACCCTGCGAAGCCGTACTGGCAAAGCAGCGGATAACGTCACCAAGAATACTGCGCTTCTCAATCGGCTTCGCAAGAAGGGTAACGTCAAGCCTGTCACGGGCGGACGCACCATCATGCAGGAGCTTGAGTATGCCGAAAACGGCACTTATAAGCGCTATTCCGGCTATGAGGCTCTGGATATCCAGCCTTCGGATGTCTTCACCTATGCCGAGTTCAATTATGCCCAGTCTGCGGTGGCGATTTCCATGTCGGGCCTGGAAGGCATCCAGAACTCGGGCGAGGAAGCGATTATCAATCTCCTGGCCGGTCGCATCAAGAATGCCGAACGCACGATGACCAATAACGTCTCGGGCGATATTTATTCGGATGGGACGGCAGATGGCGGCCGCCAGATCAATGGCCTTCAGGCCTTAGTCGCCAATACCAATACCAATACGGTTGGCGGCATTTCCGGGTCCACCTATACCTTCTGGCAGAACAAGGTTTTTCAGTCTGTCACCACGGGCGGATCAGCTGCTTCGTCCGCCAACATCCAGTCCTATATGAACCGCCTTTGGGTTCAGCTGGTGCGCGGCAATGACAAACCTGATCTCATGCCGGCGGACAACAACTACTATCGCCTTTATCTCGAAAGCCTTCAGGCGATCCAGCGCATTGCTTCTGACGAAATGGCAGAGGCTGGATTCGATAGCTTGAAATATATGCGCGCCGATGTAGTGTTGGATGGAGGTTATGGCGGTTCGGCTCCCACCAACACGCTCTACATGCTCAATACGGAATATATCTTCTTCCGTCCCGCGTCGGAGCGCAATTTCGTCCCATTGGGCGATGATCGTTTCGCCGTCAATCAGGACGCCATGGTCAAGCTGATCGGCTTCGCGGGCAATATGACCACGAGCAATCGGTTTTTGCAGGGCGTACTTAACGGCAACTAAGGGAAACAAACACCATGGCTTATTTCGTTACAACTCCCCAAATCGGCGTTGCCGGGCTGAACGCAGTCTATACATCAGGGCTACTTGGCTTTCCCTGGGTTTCGGCAACAGTTAATCCTCTTCCGTCTGCGGCTATCGAGGAAATGTTCGGGCAGATCATTTCCGCCCAAAGCACCGATACCACGGTCGGCGGCGGCGGCGAGTTCATCTTTCTTCAAATCCCGACTTCCACAACTGTCACTCCCGGCCTCTTCTATACCTGGGATGGCGCTTACAAGATTGCTGTGGTTGCCACTACGCAGGCATCCCAGGCCAATTCAGGGCGCCCCATTGCGCTGGCGATCAATACCGTCAGCTCCAATGGCACATCAAATCAGGCAACCTGGTTCCAGGTGCAGGGACGCGGCACGGCGCTTCGTTCGACCTTTACTACCCTTAATGTTCAGCCCAATATTCCGCTTTATGTCTCTGCTGCGACGGCTGGCCGCATTCGTTCCACGGCTTCTGTCTTCCGCACTATCATCGGCTTGCGTTCGGCTAATGTGGCGACTGTGGCTTCCAATGTTTCGACGCTACTTGTTTATCTCAATCGACCAAATATCGGGCCTGGCATCTAGTCTCCTCTGACCCACCTAACCAGGGAGGCGTAAAACCCTCCCTGTTTTTCGGATAGGACATGCTGAAGTTCATTCGCGATCCCGAAAACAGGTCAGAAGACAAGGATTTTGAGGTTAGAGACCTCGAATTTATCGCCAATATATCCTATGAGACATTGGAACATAATCTCAAGGCGGCCATGGCTCGCACTGATGCTCGCTGGCTTGAGAGTTTTGAACCACATGATGGAACAGCTATCATTGCTGGGGGAGGGCCATCCCTGAAATCAGACCTTTGCTTTATGAAGTTTTGCCAAGCCTCGGGCGATATCCTGTTCGCGGTCAATAATGTCCCGGCTTATTTGTCGGATAAGGGCATCACCCCGGATTGCCATGTTCTGCTTGATAGCCTTCCCGGCGTGGCCAATATGGTAAAGCCGGAAATCCCCATGGTTCGGTTCTATTCCAGCCAATGCGATCCATCTGTCCATGATAAAGCGCCAAATTGCATTCTCTGGACACCTTATATTGTCGGGCTGGAAACGGCTTTTCCCGAGCTTAGGCCGCCATTTGTCGGGGGTGGGACCACTATAGGAACGCGGGCGCTTGGACTTGCCTATCAACTCGGTTACCGCCGCTTTCGGTTATTTGGCCTGGATTGTTCCATGGATGGCAATGAGCTTCACGCTTATGAGCAGGACCATGACCATGAAATTCTGGACGTGATGTGCGGCGGTAAGAACTTCCGCTCCCCCATTCAGATGATCGCGCAAGCAGAGGAATTTGTAGTAATCATTCCAAAACTACTTTCCGAAGGCTGCGAATTGACGGTCTATGGAAATGGGCTGCTTCGTGCTGTAGCTGATGAGTTCGCTGCGGCGCATGAAAAACAGATGAACTAAGGAGAATTGAATGGAGACTCTTGCTTCTGCCCTTGCATCGCCTGTAGTTCCGGCTTTCGCTGGTAATAATGTTGTCGCCATGACTTCGCATGGCAGCGACAAGAACCTGATGGTTCGCTTTTTTGTCGAGCCGGTTTACATGGAAGCCAAGAGCAACGCGGCTGGCCGGGCGATCTTCGAGGATCAGAATTTCGTTCATATTTTCGCGCCAGGCGCCAAGACAGATTATATTACCCGAGTTCAGATGGAAGACAGGATGGACGTTCCAAGCCATCCCCATCGCTTTACGCGTCAATGGGCGCAATTTCAGGCCCAGCAGGAACAGGTTGCCGATGGCACGCCCTTGGAAATGTGCGCTTTCATGGCCAAGCATCGGGTCATGGAGTTGAAAGCCCAGCGTATCTTTACCGCCGAACAATATGCCCAATTGCCGGATTCCATCCTTCAGAATTTAGGCATGGGCGCCCGGCGCGAGAAAGAGCTTTGCAAGGCATATATTTCTGAAGACGAGAAAGTGCAGGCTTTGAGCAAGGCGACGGCAGAGCGCGACGAGCTCAAGACGGAAATTGAACTCTTGCGTCAGCAGGTCGCTGCGCTGGCAAATCAAACTGGCCAGCCTGTTCCAGAAATTGCAGTTCAGGGTCAAGGACTTCGGCGCCGCCCTGGGCGTCCCAAAAAGGAGAATGAAAATGCCGTTTAAAGCTCATGTGATGGGTTCCGGCGTATCAGCCGGCGCCGCTGGTGCGATTATTGGTGGTGTTACAACTACCGTAGTTGGCGCCGGAACAGATCATACAAATTTTACGCTATTGCCATTTACCAGCGTGATTTGGGTTGTCGCGGCTGCCAATAATAGCGGTGTCGGCCTTCCTCCGGGAAACGGCTCAGGCGATTCCATGCAGCCTGGAGATTACATGGATATTTTCAATGCAGATGCAAATACCCTTCTGCTTTATCCGCCATCTGGCGGCTCATTGAATAACGGAACGGTCACGACCGGAACCGTTTCAATCGCTACCCATACCGGTGTTCGCGCGATCTCGATTGATGGCTTGAAGTTTATCGTCGGCGGCCCCAACACCTGAGGTTTTGATGTGTCGCTACTTACCATTATCCAGGACGCCTGCAGTGAATTAAGCCTGCCCATTCCTACTATGGTGATCGGCAATTCCGATCCCAGCGTGTCGCAACTTCTTGCCCTTTCCAATGCTGAAGGCCAGGAGTTCTGCAAACTGCAAGGTCCATGGGGAGGGTGGCCTGAACTAAACAAGACCTATACCTTCAATCTCGTTCCGTATGGTCCTTTCACCGGCAATATGACCTATAATTCCAATGTCATTACCGGGCTTTCCACGGCAGCGACCAATGCGCTAAAAGCCGCTTATAACGGTGGAATTGGGCTTGGATTGTCAGGCTCCAATATCTATCAGAGCGCGACCATCATAGCCATTGGATCAACCACCGTCACGATGAGCGCGGTAGCGTCTGGAACAACTAATAATGCGAGTATAAATTTCGGCCAGATCCAATATCCGCTGCCAGCAGATATTCGTTCATTTATCAATGCAACCCAATGGGATCGCAATTTCCGCTGGCCTATGCTTGGCCCTTTAAGCCCGGTCGAATGGCAGGTTATTGTATCTGGCATTAGTCCAGTAGGACCCCGCATCCGATTTCGGGTGCAAGATAATCTCATGACCATCCAGCCACTTCCTGGAACGTCCCAAACCGATCAGATCGCCTATGAGTATGTGAGCAATGCTTGGTGCCAGACGGCTACTGGTGCCGCTCGCGTGGCTGCTGGCGGCATTTGTCGTTGGGGTGCCGATACGGATGTTTATCTCTGGCCCGAGGATACACAACGCTATGGCGTGAAGTGGCGCTTTCTGCGAGCGAAGGGCTTGGATTATACCGAAGAACTTAGAACTTGGCGCGAGGCACGGGATTTCCAGCTTTCAACTTCTGGCGCATCCCGCAGCCTGAGAATGAATGCGACGGCGACCGGCATTCATTTCCTGAATTATGACAACATCCCCGATTCTGGATTTGGCGGGGGCCATCCCTAATGTCTGCCAGAGGTGCAGCGGTGCGCGGACGGGCCGTTGCCGTAACCCAGACCATTCCCGCTCCGATCGGCGGACTTAACGCCGTCGATTCCATCGCAGCTATGCCTCCAACCGATGCCGTGGTCCTGGATAATTGGGTGCCACAGACCACATTTTGCACCCTTCGGAATGGCTATGTAAATTGGACTACCGGCTTTACCCATTGGGTCGAAACCCTGATGGGTTATACCGGCTTGACAGGGACCGAAAAGCTTTTCGCGATCTCCAATACCTCAGTCTATGACGCCACGGCACAAGGCGCGGTAGGCGCCGCGGTTGTCACAGGTCTTACTAATGCCCGTTGGGAATACATCAATACATCGGCGCCGGGCGGTTCCTATCTTTATGCCGCAAATGGCGTTGATACACCTTTACTTTATGATGGCATAAACTGGACGAAGATCACCGGCATAAGCTCGCCGGCCATTACCGGCGTTACCACAACCACGCTGCGAAGCCCTGCCGTATGGAAGAACCGCATCTGGTTTGTGCAGAACAATACCAATCTGGCTTGGTATCTTCCGGCTCAATCAATCGGGGGAGCGGCCACATCATTTGATCTCAGCACGCAATTTACACTTGGGGGATCGATCCTCACGATCCTGACATTCTCGCTTTCGTCCAGCACATCATTCGATGATTTCATTGCCTTCTTGAGTACCGAGGGCCAGATGGTTGTCTATGCTGGCACCGATCCCAACACAGCAGGCGCCTTTCAAATACAAGGTACCTATTACGTCGGCAAGCCAATCGGGCGCCGCTGCTGGTTCAAGACTGGATCGGATGCCATTATCATTACGGCGGCTGGGCTTGTTTCAGCCAGCAGCGCTATCGCGGTTGGCATCAAGAATCCCAAGGACACGGTTTCCTACAAGATCCTTACCCTCATTAATGACGATATTTCCATGTATTCAGGAAATTTCGGATGGGAGGGCGCGGTCTATCCATTCGGCAATAAGATCATCATCAATGTTCCGCAGAATGAAAATTCCCGGCAGCATCAATATGTAATGAACACGGTAAATGATTCCTGGTGTTCTTATGGCTTGATTGCATCGCCATGGAATGCAGCGACCTTCTGCGTCCTTGGAAATAGCATATATTTCGGTGGAGCAACCGTTGTAGCCAAATGCGAGACCGGACAGGCCGATGCTGGGACACAACAGATATTCGGGTCTATCCAGCCAGCCTTCAGTTATTTCAAGACAGACCGGCAGAAAATGTTCACAATGGTCAGGCCGCTTATGCAGACTACTGGCAATTTTACGCCGGCCTTGGCACTCAATACCGATTTCAATTCCGATCCGCCTACCACATCTCCTACATTTTCTGGTACTACCACCCCGCTTTGGAATGTGGCGCTCTGGAATGTTTCTTTTTGGGCGACAGGACCTTTTATCCAGAAAAGCTGGCAGACCGTGACAGGAATAGGATTTGCGGCCTCGGTTTACATGACAGTTTCAACGGCAGGAGCTACTATCAACCTCCTAAGCCTTGATTACACCTTCAAGCCAGGCGGAATTTTGTGAGTTGGCGCATTATTGGCGATCAGCGGGACAGGGCTATTGCATGGGCCGCTCCCCGCTTTCCTCACCCTCCGGAGGGTGGTTCATGGGAAAAAGCCAGTGCCTTGATTTTGGAGCGGGACGGGAATATAACGGCAGTCGTTCTGTACAATAATTTCTGGCCGGGCAACAGCGTAGACGCATCTATCGCGCTGGATCGGGTCTCAAGGCTCACGCGGAGCTTTTTGGGAGCCATGTTCCTTGCCCCGTTTGTCGAGTGGGGCCTTCGGCGCGTCACTCTCAAGATTGCATCCGATAACGCCAAATCCATCCGCTTTGCGAAGCATCTTGGCTTTACGCAAGAGGGCGAGATTCGAGAAGGCGTGACCAAGGATGTCGATTTATTGATTTTTGGAATGCTGAAGCGGGAATGCCGCTTTTTGGGAACTGAATTTAATGAGCAAGCCAAGCGCGCCACAGGCACCAGACCCTACGCAAACGGCTGCGGCGCAAACCCAGTCTAATATCCAGACTGCGACGGCTAATGCTGGCCTAAATCGCATCAATCAATATACGCCTTATGGCAATCTTGAATATAATATTAACGGCACCAATCCAGATGGCACCCCGCAATATTCCCAGACAGCTTCCTTCTCTCCGGGTGAGCAACAGCTTTTCAATCAAGGTTTAGAAGGGCAGCAAAAACTTGGTCAAATAGGACTAAATTCCCTACAGAATGTGGGAAATACCTATTCGCAGGGCTTCAATCCTGGCAACTTCGGCGCACAGCAGAAGCAGGCTCAGGACGCGGCCTATAATGCCCAGACCCAATATCTCGATCCGCAATTTGCCAAGAGCCAAGACACTCTCAATACGCAATTGGCTAATGAAGGGTTACAAACTGGCGACAAAGGTTATAACGATGCCCAGCAGCTCTTTGGTTTGGGAAAACAGCAGGCTTATCAAGGGGCACAAAATCAGGCCATAACGGCTGGAAATCAGGAGCAGCAGCAGCTATTTGGACAGGCGCTTACCCAATATAACGAGCCGCTTAATCTCTATAGTGCGTTGGCCTCAGGCTCTCAGGTATCCCAGCCCAATTTCAATCCTGTGCCCGGCGTCAATCAGCAGGGAACGGATATAGCTGGGATCACTAATCAAGCCTATCAGAACCAGCTCGCAGGCTATAATGCCCAGCAGCAAGGCATCAACAATCTATTCGGTCTTGGAGGGTCGCTTGGTGCAGCGGCTATCTTGGCACCATGAGCAATCCTGGCATTTCCACCGCCCAAATGACTCCAGAACTTATGCAGCAATGGCAAGCGCTGCAGGACCAGCAGCGCCGGCAAGCCATGGCGCAGGCTCTTATGGGAAATCAGGCTCAAGGGCAGAACTCCGGTATTGCCAATGCCGGCAGCGCCATAGCGGGCGCGCTGGCGGATCGAAATATAGCCAATAATGCCAGATGGACGGCTCAGGGCATTTCGCCGGTCCAAGTCACTCCGCAAGTAGGTACTACCGGCTTAGGCCGCGCGGCAAATTGGGCCAAAGGTCTATTCGGAATGGGCGGTTCATGAGCAGCTCCGGTTTTAACCCTCTCGCCTTAGTCGCTCCCGAGCTATATGCCCAGCAGATCGCCATTCAGCAGCGCCAGGGGCTTGGAAACGCCCTTTTGCAACAGGGCACAGGCGAACCCGGCAAAGGCGGCTATGGAGGCCTCAGAAGCGCCGGAAACGCCATCCTGGGGGCCATGCTGGCCAAGCGGGCTAATCAGGATATGGCGAATCTTTATGCTCCCCAGCAGCAATCCCAGCCCACTTGGGGACAACCTAACGAAAGCCAGATTTCCAACAATCCCGGTTCTGGCCCAATGATGGCACACGGGCAAACCCCACAGCCCAATCAACAGCTTCAGCCGCAGGCTCAAAATCCGATGGCTGGCCAGCCAATTGATCCCCAGAGCCAGCAGGTTTTGCAGCAGCGTTATGGCAGTTCAGAACCACAGCAATGGCAATCGCAGCCCCAAGGCCAACGCACCATCCCAGGCGCCATGGGTCAGATGATTCCAGACCTTCCCGGGCTTTCTCATGAGGCTTCAATGTTAGCTTATTCTCAAAGTCCCCAAACCTATTTCACGGCCTTGGCGGCTGCAAAAGGGCCAACGCCAGAAATGAAAAACGCTGCCTTTGCGAATCCTAATGATCCTGGAGCGCAACAGCAGGCAATCGGTGGCATTATTGGTAAATCAGGCAGCATCGAGGTTCGTCCTGAGGGGTTCATTCGTTTGCCAAATGGTCAAATCGTTTATGGCCCCAATGAAAGTAGTAATGTGTATTATACGACTGGCCCGAATAATGAGCCAATCGCGCACATGATCCAAGGTGGTGCGGAAGCCGCTGCTGGTACTGCCGGACAAATCGAAGCTGCCAAAGAGCAGAACCGGGTGATTGAGGTCACACTTTCGGACGGCCGCGTTATTCCCATGCGCGCAGGAGACGTGGTTCCTTATGGCTCTAAACAGCCAGTTTCTCCACCTCCAACTGCCCCAGCGAATAAGCAAGCTGGAAATCCGTCGCAGCAATCCCCTCCTATTCCTGGCCTTAATCTTCGGCTACCTCAAATCGGGCAGAGCGTGGCACAAGCTGAAATCAATAAAGCAGCCGGTGCAGCCGCTGCAAATTCTGGCCATGTTCAGGCTACATCCGATGCGCTTCTAAAAGCGATTGATGGTATGATTGCCATTAATAACAATGTTCCGGACGGAACTGTACTTCCTCCAAATTGGAAGGCAGAGATAAATCAGGTTGCGCCAAATCTTCCCGGCTTCAGAGGGGATGCTGGCGCGCTAGCTCAATGGCAGCAACTGAATAGCATTGGTATCCTGGGGGGCATTAAAAATCTTGGTCTTGGCCGTGTGGACATTCCCATCGTCAAGCAGATTCAGGCTGGCGGAGGCATCCCAGCAGAAGTACCGGCCGCAGATCGCCTGAGAATGCTTCAGACATTGAAAACTGAGGTGATTAATAATCGGGCGGCAGCGCAAAATACTGCGGCCAATCTTAATAGTCCAAATGCCGCCAACCCTCCGCGCACACCGACTCAATCCTATCCGGCTATAAATAATCCATCGGCGCAAGAAATTGTTGATGAACTGCGCCGACGCGGAAAGGTCAAATAATGGCCGATCTCAGCACCCTTTCGGATGAGCAGCTTTTGCAGCTTTTGCAGCAGCATCCTGATGTTGGAGCCATGGCTAGTCAGCAAGGATTATTGCCCCCGCCTGCACCCCCAACATTCCGCCAGAAGATGATGGCAAATCCTGTCGGGCAGGCCATGGGAGGGGCTATGCAAGGCGTTTATGGCCTGGATCAGGATATTTATAAGGGCGGTGCGGCCATTACCTCTTTGGGCGGATATACACCCAATCCCGTCAGCAATTATTTGAACAATGCTGGCGACCAAATGGGTAATTTGGCGTCTCAAAGCACTCAGTCCTATGAAGGCGCGCGCGATGCGACAGGAACAGTGGGGGCCAATCCTGGCAAATTCATCGGTGAAATTGCTTCACCGGCAAATATGGCGGCTAGTGAAGTGGAGTTGCCGGCAGCGGGCATAAGCGCTTTAGGAAAAGTTGGAAAACTTGCAAATGCGCTTCTTAAAGGGTCCGCCTATGGATCAACGGCACCAGTTGATCCTTCACAGGACTATACTACAGAAAAGGCAAAACAACTCGGACTTGGGGCGGCATTAGGCGTTGGCGGCCACGCTCTTGCAAGCATGGCAAACCCTTCATTATCTCCAGATGTTCGAACTTTATTGGCCGCAAGGGTTCCGCTTACAGTGGGGCAAACCCTTGGTGGCACTGCGCGAACTTTGGAAGACTCAGCAACATCAATTCCTTTTGTTGGCGATATCGTAAAAGCGCGTCAGCGTGACGCTATAGCTGGTCTTAATTCAGCAGTAATAAATCGGTCCTTGGCGCCTGTTGGGGAAAAACTCCCAAATGGGCTAACGGGACATTCGGCGATTCAATATGCCCAAGAAAAACTTGGTAATGCATATGATTCGTTATTGCCAACAATGAGCGCCACACAAGATCAACAGCTCGCCCAAGACATGACTGATCTTGTGAATAATGGAGTTCGCGATTATGGGCTTAATGCTTCAAAACAGCAGCAACTTGCCAGCATCATTTCTTCTCAGGTCAATAAGAGCGCCAAGGGATTTTATGATGGCGACACCCTCAAAGATATTCAATCAAACCTGAGTTATCAGGCGCGGAACTTCGCCAAAAGTTCAGACCCAGATCAGCGCAATCTCAGCGATGCACTTTTTGATGCGCGGGACACGTTCAATGATTTCATTGCGCGCCAAAATCCAGCACAAGCACCACAACTTAAAGCGATAAATACTGGGTATGCCAATTATGCCAGGGCGGAAGGCGCGGCGGATAAATCCATAACCGGCATGTTCACGCCAGCACAGCTTGGAAAGGCTGTGAAGGGCGGCGGAACGAGATATACAAATGCTGCGGGCAATTCTCTGATGCAAGACCTTTCAACGGCTGGCCAAAGTGTGCTTCCCGCAACTGTTCCAGATAGTGGGACTGCCGGTAGGCATATGGTTGGATTACTTGCTGCTGCCCTTGCTGGTGGAGGCGAGCATATGGCCACAGGAGATACTGGATTAGGAGTTTTAAGTACCGGAGCCGGGCTTTCTCTTGGTGCGACCAAACCAGTTCAGGCACTTCTCAGAGGTGCAATAACAAAACGCCCATATGGCCCACAAACTGCTGCTCAGATCGGCTCGCTTCTGCGAAATGGAGCGCCGGCCCTGTCTGCTGCGCTGCTTCCCGCTCTCACACAAAATTCGAATTGAGGACCAAAAGGCTATGGCACAGATAATTTCGATGGCGCGATATAGCCATGGTTCGTTCATAACACTAGAAATAATGTGAATTAGGAAAAAGTCAAATGGGTTGGAACGGCACAGGCACATTTAACCTCACCTATAATTGGGAGAACGATGCCGCGAACGCAATTCCTATTACTGCGTCCCGCATGGATACGCAGGAAACGGATATGGCCGGGAATGGCTTTGGAAACTGCCTAACCCGAGATGGTCAGGGCGTTGCTACTGCCAATCTTCCAATGGGCGGGTATAAGCATACCGGAGCTGCTGTTGCCACGACAACCGGGGATTACGTCACATATCAGCAATATCAGCGGATAAGATTTGCCGTCTATAATTCAACCACGCAAAATAATGTGACAGGCGATGGGACGGATTATCAAGTTACATTCGATACTGCCGATTTCAATGTAGGAAGTGGATTTAGTCTTGTGAGTTCTAAATTCACCGCACCAGTTGCCGGACAACTTCTTGTGAATGGGAGAGTTCAAGTCGGAAGTCTGACAAACAGCTTCACGGAAGCATATTGCGCCATAGAGACAAGTGGGGGGAGAATTTATATTAGCAATGACCAGAATACGGTCAATCTATCGGCATCAAATCAATTATCATTCTCGATTTCCGATATGATCCCTCTTGCGCTATCTGAGACAGCGCAACTCAATATCCGCATCCAGGGGGGTAGCAAAGGTAATAGCGTCATAGGGGGTAATGGATTTACCCGTTTCTCAGGCGTGTTCTATCCAACGGTTTAGGAGAATATCATGAAAAGATTTCTTGCTGCATTTGCAGCCATCCTTTTAGGATCAAGCGGAGCCTTCGCGCAGACGCAATCCTTGGTGATTGTCCAGTCTACGAATGCAGATGGCAGCTTTACTCTCTGCGCTGTTGGAACCGCGAATTGTAATGTCCCTACGACTGGCGGTTCTGGCGCTGGAGGCAATAGCGCCGTAACTATCACTTCAACGCTACCCACAATCGCCACGGCTACAGCAGTCCCTACGGCCTCGAAAGCTGGCGCGGCCTATGTACAGCCGGTCTTTGATTCGACAACTGGCGGCGGAAGTTATGTGGGACTTGGAACGGGTCTACCAGTCAATATAACGCAGGTTAATGGGGCTTCGACTTCTGGCGGTATTCCAGTTACGGCCACTTCACTTGCGGTTATTAGTGGCTCGACGGATGGAACATCCAAGACTGGCCTGCAATATTCAGGCGTGGCGGCCGTGGCAGAAACGTCCGCCAGCGCGTTAACGAATGGTACTCAGGGCTATATGAGCCTTGATCCAAATAATCGCAGTTTGCGCATTGACAATGTGGCATCGACGGCAGGTGGCTTGTCAATTTCAAGCCAATATGTTCCAGCCAATAATACTGCGTTGGCAATCGATGCCTCTCCTGGGCAGCTTTATGGCATAGAGATGGTGAACAACAACGCCACCATTCTCTATGTGAACTATTATGATGCCGCCCAAGGTTCTGTATCTTGTGCTGCTACAGCCACAGCCAAATATCATACGATGATCCCGGCAAATTCCACTTCTGGTGCCGGTATTATCAGAGAAGATGTATTTGGCCTTCCGTTCACAACGGCGATCACGCAATGTGTTGGAACCGTCTATGGAGGCACAGGCCTTCCGACTGCCGACGAATATATCATCAATGTGTTCTATAAGTGATCACTATGAATAGGCGCAGATTACTTGTGCTGCTTTCGTCTGCGGCGATAATCTTATCGGTCGAGCCGGCTCTGGCCGCTATTGCGTTTATTAATTATACCGATGGCGGCTTGGTTTCAGCGACCAATAGCCAATCAGCAGATGCGGCGAATCATACGACCGGAAATTTTCTGGTGGTAATGGTCAGCAGGGATATCGTTAACGCCATAACCGTCACCGATACGGCGGGAAACATTTATACTCAAATTGGTACTGATTTAAATCGAGGCGGTCATTATCTCGGACTTTTCTATTGCTACAACATCATCGGAAATGCCGCTAATGTCGTGACGGCAACCTTCTCTGGCACAACGACAAATTATTTTACGGTGGCTGTTTATCAATTTAGCGGCATGGGGACAGTGGATAACCATGGTTTGACGCAGCAGGCCACAGGCTCAAGCACAGCGCCGCAGACCGCAGCCCTTACCCCGCCAAATCCAGGGATAGTTGTCGCCATCGTGGAGGCGGATGGCGCTGGACAATCGGCTGGCGCAGGATTTTCCGGAAATGTAAATTCCAAGAGCGGTTTGCCATATTTCTTCACGGAATATCAAATAACATCTGTATCTGTTACGCCAATAAGCAACTGCATCAGCGGTGCATGGGGTATGAATGCCGCCGCTTTTGGTGGCTCTCCTGCTGGTGGTAGTTCATCCTTCGGAGGGATGACAATGGGACTTGGAGCTGGCCATTGAATAGTATTTTCAAAGCCGCCGCTTTTGTCACTGCATTGTTTACATATGCCTGCGTCAATATCAATGTCGCGCCGCAAGCCAATACGCCTACACCAGAGATTTATCATGCGATCCAGCATGACCCGGTAGAGGTCCAGCCTCAGTTGATCGAGGCGATGCTATCGAATGTGATTGTTGCTATTCCAAATCCTCCGCCCATCGCTCGGGATGGCGTGAAGATGGCTGCGCTATTTTCTGGCGGCAGCGTGATCTCAAATTCCCCGCAGGTTTATCCCGGGTGCGCGCCAGCCCCGTCAACTTGGACTGGAACGACATATTACATCAATGCCGGTGGCAACGATTCTAATCCTGGGACCATCGGAAGCCCATGGAAATCATTTACAAAAGCACTCGGCGCCGGGACCGTTATGGTTGCGGGCGATACACTCGACGTGCAGGACAGCGGAGGAGCGTATCCCGGATATCCGACCGATTTTGGCGGTGCCAGTCCCGGGCTTCAAACGCAGTTCTCAGGTTTCGTTCGCGTTCAACCTGCGGCTGGATCGTCTCCCATTCTGGCGGGCTGGAACCGCCTGAAGGATGTCAAAAATATCCTTTGGGAAAATCTGACGTTCCAAGCACTTCAGAATGGTAATGCCCCATTTATAGGCGTCGAAAGCGACGGTTCACCAAACTCAACCCAAATTATTCTTTATAACAACACTTTCCAATCCACCGACAAGACAACGGCGTTGACATGGAATGCCGCCCAGTGGAACGCAAATTCTCGCTCTGATGCTATTGCGATCAGCGGGCAGAACGCTTCATCCAATGTGTTCTGCATTTCCATTACGCACAATACTATTCAGGCTGTAGGAGCCAATCCTGCAGGCGGCGGCGACAAAACCATGATGTCGCTTGTCGGGAATAATATTTTAGCGGCTGATAATATTCTCAACATCCTGCCAGATGATGGAATTGATTGGGCTGGCGCAAATATCGAAATCGCGCGCAATACAATCACCAATCAGTTTCCGGTCGCTGACGGCAACCATAATGACAATATCCAGCATCAGGCTGGGAATTGCAGTCCGGCAACATTCTGCAAGGATACGGGCGATGTCATAGATGGTAATTATGGCAACGAACTTACCGTGCCGGCCGCACAACTGCCTTTATATCAGCAATGCAACATGAATGGTGCGCAAGGTATCGATTCGTTTGATGACCAGATCGACGGCGCAGTCATCACGAATAACATCGTCGCGAACTGTTCAACGAATGGTCCAATCGCGTTTTATAGCCTAACCAACAGCACAATCGAGAACAACACCACATTCAAATATGTCCAGAATGCCAATGATGGAGGAGGATGCAGTATTCTTGGCGTAGCACATCAGTCTGGCGTGCCAAACTCTAGCGGCGACACCCTACGCAATAATATCTGCGCTAACATTACTATTGATGGCACTGTGGATGTGGTCACAAATAGCATGACCATCGATCACAATCTTATATTGCTGAACGGCACAATAGATGCGACCGTTTCTGGTACCGCGCATGTTTATAGTGCGGCTGGAAATTATGCTCTTGGCGGTGGTGCGACGAACACGATAACAAGCACGGCGAATAGCGGCGTTTTTACGGCTGCTGATCTTTCAACGCCGCTATGGAATTTTAATCCGATAGCGGGAAGTCCGGCGATAGCCAACGGTACATTACCTACCGCATCATTCTCGCAGCCAGCATATCCCAATGGGGCGGCACGCACTAATCCTGTCAATATTGGTGCTCTTGGGCCATGACCGCGATTGCGCTTCCTCGGATCAACATAGATGGTGCGGCCCGCTGGATCGGCTCTGCTGCATTGCTGACAGTTCCGTTGGTGACGCTGGTGGTATGGCCAGGAACATTTAGCCCATACGCTTCCGGCAAAACGGAAATATTCCGCTGGCTCTGCATGGGCTGGTGCGTGTGCTTGCTGTTCAATCTTCGCGCTATGCCCGCGACGGTTTGGCTCTATGGCGCCTTCGTGGCCGCGCTCGCATTGGCCGATTCTGTCGCTGTGAACAGACAAACGGCGTTCTGGGGCGAAGACATGCGGATTGACGGCTTTGTCGCCATGGCGTCATATCTGGCTTATTTCGTGGCTTTGACGATATTGCCGCGCGGCGAGAAATTCTGGACGTGGCTGCTGCGCGGCTGGGCGATATCGGGAGTTGTCGTCTCTCTCGCCAGCCTTTTGCAGAGCCTGCATTTCCTAGTGATCTATTATCCCGTCCCGCGCGCCTATGGCCTGATGGGAAGTCCGGTGTTCTTTGGTGACTATCTGGCGCTGACGATCCTGTTCACGCTCTGGGCAGCGAAGGATTCAAAACTTTGGCTTGCCGCGCTGCTTTTTCAAATTCCTGTTCTGCTGATGACAGGAAGCCGATCGGCAATGGCCGGGGCTATGATTGGGGCAATATGCCTTATCCCCGGCAAGTTGAAATGGGCCATCCTGATGCTGGGCTTGGCGCTCGCGGTGCAGATCGGAAGTTCGTGGCACATGGCGATGTTTGCCGATTTGTCCTACCGTTTCGGCTGCTATCAGAACGAACTTTCCGTGATCATGAAGCATCCATGGCTGGGATACGGGCAGGAAAATTTGCATGTGCTGTGTATGCCTGAGAATTGGGACCGCTCTCATAATTTCGCACTGCAGGCGCTGGCCGACGCGGGGGTTCTTGGCTTGGCCGCATATCTGGCGTTTCTGGCCGACGCATTCAAAAGCGTGATGGGCAAACCTTTCGCGCTGGCGATATTCGCCGCCTATCTGGTAATGCTCATGGTCGAGCCTGACTGCATAACCACAATTATCCCTATGCTTACAGCGCTCGGCTGGGCCGGGAGGATAGCATGAGCTGGGCGCTCGAAACCGCAGCCCGTACTCTTTGCCAGGAAGCCCGCGGCGAACCGCTGGATGGCCAGCAGGCGGTGGCCTACGTCATCAAAAACCGTCTGGAATCTGACCGCTGGGGGAAATCTCTGGCCTCCGTCTGTCTGTGGCGCGCACAATTCAGCGGATGGTATGTGCCAAGCGACCCTAATTTTGCCTATGCCTGCGATCTTCCAGACGATGACGCAACGCTTTCCCACATGATGAGCGTAATGCAAGTCGTCATGGATAGTAATATAGACCCGACTGGCGGAGCATTGTTCTATTATGCTAACTCAATGCCTGCTCCGCCAAGCTGGGCGGCGACAATGCGTTTTTGTGGCATGTTCGGCCACCAGTCTTTTTATTCTGATCAACCCAAACCAGAAACATTGGGGACGTAAATGGCACCTCTAGTAATACCGCCCGATACTTCTGGAATGCTTACAACTGGTGGTGTTGCAGCCATTTCCGTTGTCGGCGCCATATCAAAAACAACTCAATGGAGGGATGGGGCGACAGGAAAGGTCATCTGGTCTTTATTGATAGGCGGCATAGCCACTTGCCTGATTTTAGCCTCTGTCATTCGGGCTATTGGGCTGAAAATGGGTATTGATCCATGGTATCAAATCATGGCGACGGGCGTTCTCTGCTGGTTAGGTCCAGATCCTATTTTGAGAGCTGTTGCGGGAACCATCCTTAAGCGTTTCGGTATAGAGGTGAAATAATGTTGATCGTGCGTCAATCATCGCCAAGCCTTCTTTCATGGATAACCCCCACTCAGCGCGCTTTCGTAGCTGGGCTATTTATTGGAGCCTGCGGCGGTCTTTGGGTCGCAAATGGGCATGTCACCCAAGAAGCCATGCAGCATGTCAGCGACCAATATGGACAGACGGCCAAGAAGCTCAAAGATGTCCAGACTAAGGTTGTGCCAGCCCTAAAGGCACAAGCTGGATGCGAGGAATGGAGGGCAAATCAGGATCAGGTAGTTCCCGATAATTGTCCCCATCCAGTTATCCCGCCAATTGGCATAAAGTAAAATGCTCGCCACCATCATCTCAGCCCTAACCGATTCGCTGCTGAAACAGCTATTTTCCTTCATTTCCCAAGAGCTTGAGAAGCGAAACCTCATTGCACAGGGGAAGGCCGCGCAATATACTGCCGATTTGCAGGCCTCCGTTCAACAGGCAAAAGATGCAGCGGTTATCCGGGAAAGCGTGGCGACTAAGTCTGATTCTGCCGTCGCTGATGACCTTGATAAGCTGCGCCAGTCCTCCAGCTCCACAGGCCACGGCTGATGCCTGTTCCTGGCTCACCCTCATTATCCCTGACGCCGGCTTCAGAACCCGCTGGACGGCCTCTGAAATGCGTCAGGTGGACACTTTCGATCAAACCGTCATAAAGACTTGCCGATCTTCCCAACCCATAAAGGAAATTCCATGAGCTTTTTCACCGATCTAGAAGCCAGTATTGCCGCTGAAGCCAAAGTGCTCGAGGCAGATATTGTTAAAGTTGCTCAATACTTCAAGCCACTTGTTCTCGCTACTAGCACAGAGCTTGGAACTTTGGCGCTTAATGCTGTCTTGGCACAGGCGCCGGCTGTCATAAGCGGCCAAGAAAAATTGAGCGCCGCTGTCACCTCAGTCTCCTCCACCCTTACAAGCGCTGGCAAGACTGCTGGCCTTGGACTTATCGAGACAGCGGTTCAAGCGGCACATGACTATGTGGCTTCGCTTCCGAAGCCTGCAACGCCAGCATAACGCTCCTTATTTCCGTTCCAAAATGTGCAAGCCGCCCTTGGTCATGCCGCACCGTCGCCATCCAGCAGCGAGAAAACAGAACCCCGGATTGCTTGACCTAATGTTTGCCGCACCGACTTTGGTGTAGTGCCTTTGACCAGGCCAGCAGAAATCAGCGATGGCGTCAGCCTGTCGGATAAGCTCACTCGACAGGATTTGTCCTTCGTTTCGGTACAGGCTGCACTCGACGCCTTCTTGGTGCGGGATGGTCTTGTCGAAATGCTTTCTCCAAACAAAGGCAGCGTCTCCGGGGTCGGTGCGGAGGACGATGTGCTCTCCTGGCCCGACACACTGCCGCTGCCGCTTTCCAGCTGGGCGCTTGGCGCTGCTGTAGTGGCGCAGATAGAGCGCGAAGACAGTCCGGTCTCCGTCCTTTGTGATGTACTAATCCGGTGCAATGGCCTTTGTCTCCTAATTCGGCCCGGCGTATTCGCCACCAAGGTTCATTCTGAATGTAAGAGGCTTGCGGCCGTCTTCTGTCGTACCGTCTGGCCGAACGATGATCGGGTCACATTCCGGGCACCTCAGCGACGGCGCCTTCATCGTGGCGATCCACTTTCCCTGCTTTGTGATCCGAACTTCCAGGCCACGGCTCACGCGGTCCAATATCTCGCCAGGGTTCGACCGAAGCTCCATCATGGTGACGGTGGCCGTCTCGCCTACAAAGCTTAGTTTTGGAATTGGCATAGACGCTCCCTTCTAAAACCAATCCGTATCGCCCCAGGTCTTTCCCTGGGCAATAAGGCGCTGTTTAGTGTTCTTCATGTATTGACCGAGATAACGGCGGTCGATTTCGATTGCGCCACTCTTAAGAGCGTAGGCCCGCTTTGATTTGCAAATATCGTAATGCGGAAAGCTGGCCTTCATGGGCGACTGATAGTGCCGACGCGCAACGCCGATGCGCTGCGCCATGTCGTGAAGTTCTGCAGCGGTGTCAGCAATCATATGGCACATCAACATTCTGCCGTATCCGTGGACCGTATCATCGACATAAACACCCATCGAAAACCGCTCCTATTCTGCCGCTTCGGTTTTGGGTTTGTCGTCAGGGTGTGGGAGATAGTGCGCGGTGAAATCAGGATATGGCGCACACTCGAAAGTGCAGGCGTAGTATTCTTCCAGCTTCGGCCAGAGCCAATCCGTCCCGCCCGCCAGGAAACCTTCGATCAGATCGTCAGCATTAAGCCCGGAGCCGTCATAGTAGCAAGGCGCACCAAGAACCTTGCAGTCCTTGTCCTGGATTGTCTGACCCTCATAATGTGGCGTGAGGGAGTGATAACCCAAATCCCAGCCGGTCGGCGCGCGAAATTCATGACGATGGTGCGCGAAATTCTCCAAATGGTCGCGGACTGGCTTGATGCCCCATTCGGTCCCGATCATCCACTGGATAACACCTTTCGGACCTTTGACATAGAAAACCATTCGCATGGTTGAAATGCCGTAGTTGCGCGAAGGCTCTTTGCGTATCCAGTTGCGAGATGGAAAGCATTCCATCCAGCGGGTGAATTTCTCCGCAGACATTTTTGGCTCCCTATTTCCGCTCTAAATCGTCAAGGCGCATTGCTTCATCGCCGCATCGGCATGCGACATCCCGAAGCCTGACGGCCTCGGCCTTCAAATCTTCCGCTTTCTGTTGAAGGCGGTTCGCAGCATCGAACAGAATTTGTCCGCGCTCTCTCCATTCTGCTGGTGTCGTCATGACGCTCCTATTCTCCAGGGGTTTCCTGCAACAGCCGCACGATCTCT